CCTCCTGGGCCTCCTGGACCGACAGGTCCAGCAGGACCATCTAGCGTTCCAACAACAGAAGATATTAAATATGTTTTACCGGAAGCATTTCATGATTGTTCAAACGATCCTATAGTTCGTGGATTTATTAAATATACAACAGAACTCGCTGCTATAAGATATTCTCCAATATATCTTTATGCTGCACCTTATCTTTGGGATGAAGATATAAAGGATTGGTCGTTTTTTGATTACGGCAGTGAGACTGGATTAATACCAGCAATAACTAATAGAAATACAGTTTTAACTACTAGAGAGTGTTTAAGCACCGATGGTTGTTATAATACTACTTGTTTAAGTTCAACTGCCTTGGAAGTTTTGAGAAGAACTTGCCTTGCAGAAATACAAGTCCTTGAAGTTGAGAAAGAATTATATACACAATTAAGAGACAAAGTAGTTCAAGAATTTAACCAAAAGTGGACTTTATCATACACTGAATGGTATAATAGAAATGCGTTTTTCTTCTCTAAAACACCAGGAGAAAATATTTTTAGAAATGGAGATTCTGGTGGTGTAAATTCTCCACTATCTTTACAAAACATAAAGAAAATTACTAGAAAAGAAATTCGTGGAAGTAGATATGAACTTTTAGCAAATAAGATTGGTTTAACTGGAAATTTAACTGGTCAATGGTTATATGATATTTTCTTTGCTAATGATCAGGGTAGCACGAAACACCCATATTATGATCAAGGTTATAATGAAACAGGATTTATAAGTTCTAGAGAAGCACACAGTTGGTTTAGTTTCAAAGATGCTGATGGGACAGATGATCCTACGTCATTTATAGACAACATACCATTTACTCAAACTGGACCTTCATTTAGATTAAATGAATATGTCGAGGATGCTTCTTTACATATTAATTTAAATAGCACTGTAGATATATCTGGAATTGGAAAATTTAATATTTCTTCATATGGAAATGCACAATCTGATTTAGATGGTGTAAATACACAAAATTTTAGAAATACATTTAATTTCTATGACACTGATGGTAAAAAACCACCGAACATAAAGAAAGAAGAAATTTCTTCTTATGTTCGTATTGAATTTAAAAATCCAATAGGACTTGACAGAATACAAGATTTCCCAAATGGATTTATAAGAGATGCTGGTGTTGAATATTTCTTACCATATCTTGTACAATTAACTCCCGGACCTTTCGGTAGACAAGGTGTAAAATATAATGTTTCGGTCATAGGGATGGATCCTTATGGATTTGATGTTGCTGTTAAGAAAATAAAAGACGATATTCCAGTAAATAGAAAATTACAAGGAATTGATAAAGGAAATTATTATAGATGGTGGAATCATGATACTGGATCGGTTCTTTCTAAAACAGATTATCTAAGCACAGATTATAATGGAATGGATCTATGGCCTGAACCAGGATTCGAAACCGAGTTCCCATATTATTCGTATGATCCGACACAAGAAGACTTACATGGTGGAGGTTATGATTTAGATTTCCACAATGGTGGTGGTTATTATTTTGAAAATGACTCTCAAGATTGGATGGAATCTTTATATCACTACGGTGTAAGTTCTGGAAAACAATTTGATCCATTGTATAGAACTTCGGTAGTTGGTTCTTATATTTTACCAAACAGTTATAGAAAACTAAAACCACATAGATCTTGGTGGTCTTTATTTGTACCAAGAAATCTTTTCATTCCTGTTAGATTTGCTAATATGTTCAAATCTCCAAATACAAAAGCAAGAGATATGTTTGGAGGAAAAGCAATATTTACAATTTCTCCAAATTATTGGAAGAATTGGTATGGAAGTGAATTTGAGCACTGGATGAGTTTGACTCCAAATGCTAAATCATTGTTTAATAATAATAATCAGTCAGTATCATTCTATATCGATTCTGATGATTCTACTCACATAAATCCACTTAATAATTCAATGAATCAATATTTTAATGATTCTTTGATGAATTATCTTGCTGCTAATTATGTTTTATATCGTCCATCTATAGTAAGTACAGACATTTGGAAGTATGATTTGAGCGGAGAAACTGAGTATGGATTAATTACACCACCAGTTGATACGGAATATGAATTCTTTGATCGAAATTTTGCTTTACAGTTTACAGTCGTTTCGAGATCAAAGAATATAACATGTGAAAGTATTGGTCTAAAATGTGCAAATCCAAATGCTTTAGTTGGAGGTTCAATTCCTTCTGCTTATGGTTGCACTGCTGAACCATACTGTAACTGCCCAGCACAGTATCTAATTCCATCAGAACCAGAACCGACTTATCTTGAACTTTACAATCTATATAATGAACTCAATGAATGTAAGTTGATAGAAGCAGTGCTCGGAAAAGAATATCTTGGATGTAATTTTATAGAACCAGATGCTCCTTGTAGTTGTAACTGTCCAGAGCAGGGATCTAAGTTTAAAGATTATCTTGCATACGACAGAACATATGCCACATTCTGGGAAACACCTCTAGATTTGCCTTTGAGAAGAAATGCTCAGATAAATCAATTGAATGCTCAACAGATCAAGATAACAGTTCCACCAAATGAATTGGTAAGAGTTGGAGAAATTGTTGAGTTAATTAATCCGAATGATGTTCCAGAAGAAACTTTAAACGAATACAAGAAAATTTCAGGAAGATGGTTAGTTGCTGAAATAAATCACTTCGTGTATGGAGTTGCAAGTTCATTCTTCATATTAACTTTAACAAGAAACAGTCTACATTACGATCCAAATAAATCGTTTGAACCAATTGGTCCTTATGGCGGAAAAAATTTAAAAACAGAATAAATAAAATAGATGATATTACAGAAACAACAATATAGTGACATACCATTCTTTATTAGTAGGAATTCTTTCACTGGAGATTTAAATCTAGTAAAAGATGTCAATGCTATTCGTCAATCTGTTAAAAATATTATATTAACTAATCAAGGGGAAAGACCATTTGATTATTATTTTGGACCAAGTTTATTTCAAAATATTTTTGAAAATTTAACATTTGAACTTATTCTAGACGTTCAGACAAAAATAGCAACAAATTTAAAAAAATATGAAAATAGAGTTGATATTATCGATATTATGGTAAAGGAATCTAAAACTGAAGATTATACTTTAAATATTAAAATATATTATTTTATACCAGATCTTGGAATTAATGATAATGTTCAGATAGCAATAACAAGGAATAGGTAATGGCAAGTAATCTAAATCCCACAAAATTAGGAAGTTTAGAATTTTCTCAAATTAAAAATAGTTTAACTGAATATTTGAGAAATCAAACTATTTTTAGTGGTTATAATTTTGATGGAAGTGCTATTCAAACAATAATTGATTTGATGGCATATAATACATTTTACTATGCTTACTATGCAAATTTAATTAATGCAGAGGCATTCATAGACAGTGCTCAAAGAGAAGAGTCTATGATATCTTTATGTAAACCTTTAGGATATACAGTTCCATCATCAACTGCTGCCAAAGCAAAAGTTAAAGTTGCTGGAATTTCAAATGCATCATCCATTCCTGCTGGCAGTAGATTTTTCTCATCCAATGCAGATGGAATCCAATATTCTTTTTATAATTTAGAAGATGTTGCTATTGATGCTGATGGAAATACAAACGAATTTGATATTTACGAAGCGAAGACTTACATAGAAGGATTTGATGCACTTCCTACTTTTGATTTTGATGCTCAGAAAATTGTTATAGTTTCTGAAAATTTTGATTTAAATAGTTTAAAGGTAACTATAACAGAGGAAGATGGAATAAGTTACCTCTGGACAAGAGTCGATAATGTTGGATATGTCTCTCAAATAGATGAAAGAATTTATTTTGTAGAAAGAACCAGCAATGGATTTGCTATTGTATTTGGATCTAAAAATTCTTTAGGAAAAACAATATCCGAAGAAACTGTGAGTAATATATTCATCAGATATATTACAACTAGTGGATCTGATGGAAATGGATTATTGTCATTCACTTTGCCAGGTTTTGGTGGAAACTATAGTGTATTGTTAGTTTCTCAATCTTCTGGTGGTAGATCAAAACCAGATTTAAATACTGTTAGATTTTTAGCACCAAAATGGTTTGCTTCCCAGGAAAGAGCAGTCACAGTAAATGACTATAAAGCATTATTGGTAGAAGCTGGATTCTTTCAGAATGAAAATGAGTTTAATGTTTTTGGTGGGCAGGATTTAAATCCACCAAAATATGGAAGAGTATTCATAACTTCAAATGTTTCTCCTACAGCATCAAGTATAAGTGAATTTTTAAACTATCTCAAAGAGAAAAGCGTGATAACTGTTTATCCAGAATATGTTGTTTCAAATTCTTTAAATGTTTATGCTGATTTCTTTTTTAGATTGCAGAGCAATTCTGGATTAAATCGTAACACAGTTTTATCTCAAGTTAAAGCAAAATTTGCTCAAAATTTTGCAAGATATAATCAATATAATGTTTCATTCAGTGCATCTGATTTTATTGAATTCATACAGAGCGAAGATGAATTAAATAATGCATTAGACATTTCACCAGACAATTTTACACTTTATGTCAAACAACAATTGTCTTCTGGAAAAGAACATTCATTCAATTTAGATACAGAATTAAAACTTCCTCTATACACTTATGTTGATATTACAGAACCATTTGATTGTTCTGTATCTGGATTCCCATCAGGAACTAAAGGTGTTTTGAAAATGTTTGCTACAACAGTTTTAGGTAAAAATAATAAAATCAATCTTCAATTGTGGTCTAGAAATGAGACAACAGGAGCAGAAACTCAAATTGGTGGAGACTTTGGTTATTTCATAGCAAATAAAGGTGTAATTTATATTAAAAATGGAATCATAAGTAATACAGCAATATTAAATGTCGAATTTGATAAGAAGTCGTTTAAAATAGGATTAAACAATCTAACAACATTTACTGCAAACACAGTTAACTTACTCTAATGCTTTCAATAACATTAAACAGTCAACAACCAACAGTAAGGTTTAGATTATCTAAACTATCTGATGCTATTTTAGAATTACAAAATTTGGCATTTAATTATGGATGTGATACTCAATATGATATAACAGAACAAATACCAGATTGGGTACTACAAGAGAAAAAAGAAAGATTAGAAAACAATCAATCAACTTTAACTATTTTTGATTTTGTACAAAAATATTATGATTGGTTATATTGTGATTCTCCTACAGGAGCACAATATCAATTAAGTCAAGATTTTTTAGATTTGATCGATATTGATGAAACTAAATCACAATTTTTACAAAAGTTAGCAACATCATTTGCTGATGGATTTGTCACCTCAAGTTTAGAACAAAATGGTGGATTAGTAAAAGAAGAAAATTTAAGAGAATTTCTTAAAAATATTAGAACTTCGCTATATCATAAAAAAACAACAGAAGATGGAATAAGATATTTCTTTACTAGACTTTATGGTGTTGACGAAGAATCTGTAAATGTAGAAGTTCCAAAAAAACACATTCTAAGACTAAATGGTGGTAGATTTTATGATGAAAGTTTTAAATTTCCTAGCGGAACTGGTGGATATGAAGAAATTGGAACCCTCAGTGGTAGTTATCTAAATGGTTCTAGATTACAAGACAGTAATTGGATTCAAGATTGGTCATATTTACTAAAAGTTGGAATTTTATTCAGCAAATATAAAGAAAATTATCTGAATATAATGCATCCTGCTGGAATCAAAGTTGTTTTTGAAAAAACTCTAGCAGATTATCAAGGACCAACATACGATGAAACTGTTCCTGTGGTTTGCGAGTATCCGTTACTCAGAAATTATTCTGCTTATGGTATATCATTTGATTATTCTGGTAGAACAGCAGGAATTTATGTTCAAGGATGGTCCCCACGACCAGCTGGAATAACATTTGTAGGTTTAACTGCTACTATTGCCTGTGTTACTGGATATACCGGATTTTCTGGTCCAACTCATCTATTTCCCTCTTGGACAGAACAGACTGATGTATTTAATTTTAAAGGCATAAATATCAACACAATGTTGCAACTATGTTATCCCGCAGATTTAGGTTCTCCAAATTCAGGATCAGTATGTCCATGAGAGTAAGCTATGAGTCAAAAAAGTACAACAATTAAAAATTTCATAAAAGATGTTGGAACTAAGAAGCAATTATTTGTTTTTGTTGGTTCTGATAATAAAAATATAACAGCAAATTCAAATCAAGCATCTCTTGATGTATGGAAAGAATCTGATTTTTCAATTAGAGTCGGTCAGAACAGTATATATCCTGTGGTTCCAAATATTAAATGGATACAAAAAAGACCTTATATACCATGGTCAGGCACTACAGAAAATTTAGGTAATTATTATGTATACAATGATCAAAATCAATATGTTTATCTTTGTGTATCAGATAATGCATTAAATCGCAAAGATTTAAGAGGAGAAAATGTTTCAAATATAAGACCATTCCATACTTCAGGAATTCAAAAATATTCGGATGGTTATTCATGGAAACCTCTTTATAGAATGACACCTTCGATTGAAAGATATATCACAAGCAAATGGATACCTGTTTTATCTTTTGACATTTTTGATTCAGAAAATCAAAAAAATCAATTATTGCAAACTAGAGAATTCTGTGACAATACAACAACCACTATTGGTCAATGTGGAATATATGCAAAATTAGCATTAAGTACAGATGATGATGATGGAACAATAGAATATCAGAGTGGCGATTTATTTACAATTGCCGATTCTATTTCATGTAGCGATTGTTACTATTTGATGAAATCTAATGATAAATTTGTTTCTAGATTTTATGAAAATAGTGAAACAGTTCCATCAACAATTACAATAGTTGACGAATATACGGAAGTTGGTCAATTAATTAATTCAAATCAAATTTCAACTGCATCTCCGTTTTATTATCTTTACCAAATAAATTCAAACGATAATTTAGAGGAAGGATCTGTTGTTTCTGCTTTTATAGATTTAAGCAATTTCAATGAATCAAATTTAACAGTTTCTACAGAAAATCCAGAACTAACAATTATTAGTAATACAGGAACTGGTGCTAGTATTAGACTTATAACTGGATTGTTAAATTCATATTATGTAATAAGAGGAATAGAAGTAGTAAATCCTGGATCCGGGTATAAAGATATAACTGTATCTTTGAATTCTTCATTTCTTACAGGATCTGTAACATCATCATCTTTAAATGCTGCAATAACTGTAAATTTAGATGTAATCGATGGATTGGCATTTGATCCAGTATCTGTATTAAATGCACAACATGTCATGATTGATGCCAGAATAGACAAAACAACTTTAGAAAATTCTGGAATAATTTTACCATCTTCTGTTAATATGTTTGGTCTTGTCGAGAACCCACAAGGAATTTGTGGAGCAACTGATATAACCACAGGTTCTAATTTAAATAAAAAATTAGATTATGTTTTTAGGACAACTGTAAAAGCAGAAATACAAAATCTTTATTCTGATTCTTTATTACCAGTAGCAGATGAAGAATATGATATTTCTTATGCTTTTGAGGGAGAGACATTTACAAACACAAATACAAAGATCAGCGGATCTCTTGATGTAAGTTCCGGACCAACCTATATTTCATACACAGAGTTTAAAAATTTAGATTATACAAAAGCACAAGATTTAGTTGGGTCTAGTTTAGTTGGTCCTACAAATGGATCGAGTAAGGGTGGGTCCAGTATAATTTCAATAATAGATACTCCTGTATTTGTTCAATATACTGGTAAAGTTTTGTCTACAACAAAATTGGATACTAGTATACCAATATCAGATGTAGATTCTGTAATTGTTCGTATAAATATCGTAAAAGGATTATAAAAAATGGTTTCACCTTTCGGTACTACATTACCATTAACTTCTGCTCCGTATTATAGCAGAATAAATGATAATTTTACAGCATATACAGATCCAAAAAATTATTATTTGTTGGCATTTAATCCTGGATATGCATTACAAGCATCAGAATTGAATGAAATACAAGAAAATTTCTTCTTAAATTTAAATTTAACACAAAGAATGAATTCTGGTTGGTCTGCAAATGGATACAAGATTCCTCATTGGGAAGGAATGATTCCATTAAATCCTTTGACTTTATCATTTACACAACCAACTATAACAAATTCAACATTAACTTTCACTGTCACATTTCCAGTGGGTTGGTATTTGTGGACAGATCCATCCAGTAAAATGAGTTTTTGGGTATATAGCGATACTGAAAGATCTATAAATGTAAGCACACCTGGATCTGTTGGAATTGGTTTTATAGGAACAACAGAAACTATTACATGTTGTCCAAATGAAACATGTGACGAAACTCAAGATGCCGACATAAGAGATAATTCTCAAGGTGATACGAATACGTATAATACATGCGGAGCATCTAGAAAAAATGTTAAATTTACTTCTGTTGAAGTTAGATCAGATGCTACACAAACTTCAACATTCTTTCCAGTTTTAAAAGCATTAGTAAATGGTTCAAATATAACCATAACATACGCAGATGATCAAACAGCATATTCAACATCTTGAGGTTTTAAATGGCATTTAATGATACAATATCACAACTAACAGGATCTTCTACCTTTTATGATTGGTTTATAAAAGAAAATGATGAAATCATTTCAAAACTCAATCAAATAACTGTTTCTGGTGTAACTAGTGGTGATGGCGTACTTGCTTCTACAAATCTTTCCAGTGGATTGGTTACTGTTTCAATTGGTGGAACTTCTGGAACAATTCAGGCAGGATTGACATTTGCTGGTCCGGTTAGTTTTACTGGAGAAGTAGTAATTCCAAATACTTCTTATAAAATAACTGGTATTACTCTTGGAACTTCTGGATATACATTTGGTTCTGTTGTAAGAATTAATTCTTCTGGATATACCGCTGCTAAAGCAAATGATCCAGATTCTGCTGAAGTTATTGGTGTAATTTCTTCAAGAAATGCTTCTTATTCTGTCGTTACAGTTCTTGGAAAGATTGATGGTGATTTTACGCAGGTTGCAGGATCTACTCTTTCTCCTGGTTGTGTTTACTTTTTAAGTGGTCAAACTGCTGGATATATTACAACAACAGAACCCACCACAATCGGTTATGTTTCAAAACCAGTTATTATTGGTGTCGGAGCAACATCTGGAGTAGTTTTACAATATCGTGGAAACTACTTAAATTCTTCTGGATCTGGATCTGGTATTTCTGGATCAAATAAAATTACAATAACAATTGATAAAAGTATAACAAATCCTAGTAGTTATGGATTCTCTGCTGGTAATTTCATTTCATTTGCTCCAGATATTTTAGCAGGAAATACATTTTTTCATCAATGGTTATCTTTGACCGGAAGAACAGCAATAGGTGGATGGTTTTTAAGCGGAAGTCAAGATTATGCTACAAATCTTGACGGAGTAATTACACCTCCCGGAAATATTTCTGTATTCGATTTTACTCCTGAAGAAAATTTTGTAGTTGGAATGATTGAATCTGTTAATGAAAGTGCTGGAAGTTATAATGTATATCAAATTATAACTCATGGAACAACCACAGTCATACCTCAAAGTATTACAAATTCTCCAACAAAACAAGGATCTTGGAGAATATCTGGAACTACTTACAATGTAAATTCATCTGGTGTTACTGGACAATTAAAAATTCAAGACATCTATCGATGGGAAACAAATGGACATTTATATGTCGGTCAAGTTTTTGACTCATCTCCATCATATTGGCATGTAGATATTCGAAGTGGTGGGGATCCATTCCTTGGAGTTGTTGCTAGTTCTTATAAAGCAACTTCACAATCAGAATCATTAACAAATGGATTGAACTATACGTTTAATGGAGATTTTTCTATATGGCAACGAGATACAGCAAAAAATTCTCAATATACTACATCTGGTAATATTTACTTTGCCGATAATTGGATAAGAAGACAATCTGGAATTGCTTCTGGAAGTTCACAATACATTCAACGTCAAAATTTTAGTATCACAAGTACAGAAGTTGAAGGAAATCCAGAATATTATTTGGATATGAAATGTATTGCCGATCCAGTTGGAGCAGATCCAACCGGAGGAGAATATTCAGTTGGACACGTTATAGAAAATATTGAAACATTTAATGGTGGTGAGATTAGTGTTAGTTTCTATGCTAAATGTAGTCAACCATCATATTCTGCGAATGTTTATTTTGCTCGTTATTCTGGAGGTTCCCAGATAAGCAAAGATACAATAGGATCTGTCGATTTAACAACAACATGGACAAAATATAATTTAACATATGAAGTTCCATCGTTGTCTGCTGGTTCATATTCTGACGACTATGTTGAAATTGGAGTTGATTTAATTCCACTAATCGAAGAGGCGTATGATGCGAGTGTAGCAATAGGAACTTCACTCTACGTCAGTTTAGCATCTATGGTAGTTTATTCTGGATCTTATGCTGCACCTCCTCATATATTTGAGAAATATGAAGACAAATTACGAAAAGCAAGAAGATTTTACTATACAACATATACAAGTTCACAAACAATAGGATCAAAAACTATGTTAAATAGTACAGATCCTGTATTGAACACCATTTCATTCTCATTCTTACCAACAAAACCATATACAATTTATAATTTGCCCACAGAAATGAGAGAAGAACCAACAGTAACAGTTTATTCTCCGAAAGGTGTCGCGAATGAAATGTACAATCAAACTGCTGGAAGAGATCTAAAGGCAACATCAGGAACAAAAGGTTATAATGATCAATTGAGATCTGGTGGAGCTCCAGGAACACAAACAGTATCAACTACAAGCGATGCTAGTACAATTAAAATAAATATTAATACTGGTGCAGTACCATTTGATGTGATTAATTTACATCTTATTGCCGATGCAAGTTATCCAATCTAACCGGAGTAGAAAATGCCAAGTTGTAGTAATAGTTCAAATATTCAATCATCTATAAACACCATAAGTGTAACACAAGGTGGTTCTAGACTTTTGGTATCTATTCCTTATGTTTCTGGATTAACGCTTGGTCAAGTTGTTCGTTATGATGTTTCTTCATCAGGATATACAGCATCTAAAGCAAATTTAGCTGAAAATTCTGAAGTTTTTGGAGTAATAGAATCATATGACTCTGCTTCAAATAAATTCAATACTGTAATTTATGGTTCAATTAGTATTGATTCTTCAAAATTAGCAGACATGGGAAGCGGTGGTGGTTCTGGTGGAAATGATATTTACTTCTTAAGTGGTCAAACTGCTGGAGGTTTACAAAATCTTGCTCCAACAAATTTAGAACATATAGTAAAACCTGTGTATCAAATTTCACCACATGGTTCATATACAGGAGTAATTGTAAATTATCTTGGTTATAAAATTGGTGGAGATATACAAGCAGCATTTAATGATACTAATAGTTTAGGTTCATTACAAACATTAATCGGTGATTCTGCATTTGAAGAAAGTTTCTTAGATGCTTCAATATCACACGAATTAGCAGTTGCAGATTATCCTGATTTTTATGCTAAATTTGGTAAAAAATATGGTTTTGTTGAAAGAGTAACAGTAACTGAATCTATACCAGGATCAATTGTAGCAAATCAAACAGTAGCACAAACAAATTCTTCATATACTGGAAATGTAGTAAGCGTTGATGTTGCTAACAAATACGTTTATATTTTAAGAAAACCAAATGCTGATTTAGCATCTACTGGCAAACAAATAGTAATAACTACAAATTCATCTGTTGTTAGATTAACACCCACAGCAACAACAGTATATTCAATTTATACTCCCGTAATTAGTTTAACTCAACCAATTGCAATATACGGAAAAGATGGGTCAAATTTAACAGTTTCACAAAGAGTAAAAATTGGAATAAAGGTAAAACCATTATCTGTGCAAGTTGCAGTTCCTGAAACTGTAACAGCAAGTTCATTAACTGCAACAGAATTAAAGTATGGAGTAACAGAAGAAGATTTAGAAACAAAAATTAATAATTTCGAATCTCGAATAGCAGCAATAGAAACAAGATTGAGACTATAATATGATTTACGGCAGTAGTCCATATATTAAAAAGAACATAGTTGGTGTTACAGGATCAACAGGATCTACTGGATCTACTGGTCCAGATGGAAGAATAGGTAATACTGGATCAACTGGTTCAACAGGAGCGACCGGACCTAGCGTTCTTGGTATGACTCTGATAAATGGAAAAATAGTTACTACATTTAATGATGATGTTGCAATTGAATCTCCAAACATAAAAGGTTCTGCCGGAAATTATTATATTTTTGCTGGTGGTGCTACACAAACAACAGATGCATTTGAAATACTTCATGGAGTTTGTTACCAGAATCTCCCAGGTGGAAATATTTTATCTACTCTAAATTTTAGAGGATTTACTACTAGTTCTAAAAATGATAATTTACAATTTATAAAAATAGAATCTTCAAATGATTCTGAAGAAATTAATATAGTCTATAATTTAGCAGGATTGCCTTATCTTGGAATTTCTGGTGGAACAGATGGTCAACTTATAGTAAGAGATTCATCTACAAATTATTTTTATGGATTAACTGGTACAAAGTATGATATTGTCAAAAAGACAGTAGACATGCAAATTCTAAATTACGGAGAACGTGTTCATTTTGTCGAACCAGTTAAAAAAATAGCATATAATAATAATGGTTCAAGCACATCTGGTAGATACTTTTATTGGTCTATTGATTGGGAAAAGGCAAATACATTTATATTGAGTGAATGGACACACTTGATTGAAAGTAATGAAGTCCCTGTTGCTCAAATTGTATTAGTTAGAAATCCTCCAGCAGCAGATATCGCTAAAGGAATAACAATCATTATTCCTTCTGGTATTACTGGAGAAATTTTAACTAAGTATGCTACAACTGATAATTTATCCGCTGGAGTAACACTTCAATCTGGTAATTATTCAATATCATGGCCTTTAAAATATGCTCCATGTTTTACTGAAAATAATGATGTCATCAATATGATATCTTTGGATAATATTTGGTATGCAAATTATGGTTTATACAATTCTGAATCTGATGTTGTAGAATGGAATGCTGAATATAACAATTGTCCAGGATCAAATAGATTGTCTGATCCGGTTTATGAAATCCCTGGAGGTGGACCTCCACCAACAACAATATATTGTTGTTACTCTCCAAATAGTTCTGTATATGAATCAAATATAAAAATTGGTTGTTATGGTGATGATCAACAGATTAGTGGTCCGAGCGATAAATGTGGTTCTGGTCCTGGACCATCTCCATCTCCATCTCCATCTCCGTCGCCATCACCATCTCCATCACCATCTCCGTCACCGTCACCGTCACCATCTCCGTCGCCACCAACAGTAACTTGTTGTAAACAAAATCCAAATATTTGTACAAACGATGTACTAGAAGCTGCATGTTTTGATGAAAACGGAACAGTAGTTAATGATTGTTCTGAATGTATAGACAACACTCCAATAACAATCGTTTGTTGTAATGGAACTTCATGTACAGAACAAGTAGGTACAAATCCATCATGCCCACAAGAATATTCACACATTACATCTTGCACATCATGTGCTCAATGTGTAAGCACTTTAACTTGCGTAGATGAATTAATACCAGGAACATGTTGTAATAATTGTACTGGATATAGTTATGCTTTTGTTTCTCAAGAGTCTTTTAGTGGTAATCCATGCGTTCCAGATCCAGTAACTGGTCAAGTACTTTCATGGATACCGAATAATACAAGATCTTGTGTTGCTCAAGATAATACTGTAGGAATTTGTTGTTATAAAGATTCAAATCAAATAATAAGAAAACATCCAGATTTTATACAATCATGTGCTTGTCAGGCACTTGGATCTCCTGATTATTTTTGGACACCAAAAACAGATTGTATTAAAAGTGTTGATGCTATTGATTGTGATGATTATTTTAATAACTATGGTGCTTGCTGCAATGGTATTGGAGGATGTACAAAGACTCTTCAACCGAATTGTCTCAACAAATATTGGCAAGGCCTTGGAATTAAATGTTCATACAATTATGGTTCTGGTCAATTATTTAATGTTTGCACAACAGGAACTGGTGGATGTTGTACTTCTACAAGTAGTAGCGCATCTTGTGTAAATGAAGTTAATGGACTAGCAAATTGTAACGGTGGATCTGGATTATTTTATGGTTGTGGAAAGAATTGTACAGATTTTGATTGTACATCATCTTCATTTAATTTATGTGATGGTGATGGAACTCCTAACAGTCCCTGGAAGATTCGCAAAGCAGATGGAACATATGACGATATAGTCAAAGGTCAAGAGTTTGCTGGTGGCATTGTAGTTGGAATTTTCAATCCAAATGGTTCTCAATGTTTAGGCAATACAGCATTTGGTGGTTATGTGAGACCTGGTGACGAGTTAGATACTAGTGGAAATTATGCCACTCCAACATCTAGTAATCCTTTTTGGACAGGAACTGGATTTCCAACTAGAGCAGCAGCATTCAGATTTTACACAGGTTCTACTTTATCAAATGGAGCAGTAGAAAGACCAGCAGGAATTTATCAAAGTTTCTACGATTTGAGAGGATATGGTTTTACTCACGAAGATGTATCCGACACTTTAAACTTTAATCGTGAACAAGATAAATGGTTATTAATTGTTTCTAAACATCCTGTTATGTTTAGACAATATTTTAATCTTGAAACAACACCGGGAAGAAATGACAGACATTTTATTAGAATGTTAAATGGAAATAATACTAATATTACAGATAATACCAATCGGTTATGGATAAACATTCCTGAAATGATTGGTACTAATCCAGACCCTGTTAATAATCCAAATTGGGGTCAGGAAGATGGTCTTGGAGATGGAAATCAAAATTGGGAATTTTCTAGTATTTCATACTCAGGAGCATCATTTGGAGATAGTGGAATCTTTAGTTATTATAATGTTAAAAATTTTGTGTGGAGTCACGGTGGAACTTCACATTGTGGAAAAGTCGGATTTAAAAATGATTTGGGTTCTTCGATAACTTCTTTCGAAGAAGATACCAGTAGTTTATGTTATAATTCAAATAGTTTGGGTTTATTTAATGAATTTTCTCCTGTTATTTTAAATAATGAAGTTATGAATGATGGAGCATATGGATTCAATCCAACTATCACAAATGGTTCTAACCCAACACATGGTAATTCATTTTTGTTTAGAACTTGCTCTTTCTTTGGACCTTGTATAGATTGTGAACTTTTTCCAGGATTTAGATCACGAAGATATCAAGATTACTCATCATTTAAAACATGTGGAAAATGGTCACTAAACCATGGATTATACAACACAATTGCTTTATTAAAATCTGATATAGCAGAACATTATCTCTATAGTGGAAGCGGAAAATTTCCATCAAATCTAAAAGAATTGTATGGTGGTACTGGTGGTCTTACTGGAGCAATTTTAGATACAGCAAGTAATAGTTCTAAAGGATGGACATCTTTCTTTCAACACGAAATTTCTGATAATTCGTTTGCAAATTCACAATTTTCAGAACTCAATAAAACGACAATAGGAGAAGGATGTTCTGTTTGGAATAGAATGTATTATCCAGTGGATGGACCAACTGGTAATTATACAGGAAAAGGAAATGTTGTAAAATCTGCTTATCGTGCTTTAAATAATCAATATCCAGCACTTTCACATTGGTATATTCCAAGTATGGATGAACTTGGTTTTATAGCAAAAGCATGTAAAGATGAAGCATTACAACAAAAAATTATTGAGGCTGGTGGTGTTGTCATTGGAGATCCAAGAATAAATAATCAGAATTGGGATAGTGCTTCATTTGGTCCTACTGGAGTTAATAGTCCCAATTCTCCTCCCGCAAATATTCAATATAGAAGATCATATGTTTGGTCTTCTTGTGGAACTTGGAAAGATGGAGCAACTGCTGAATATTTACAAAAATCAAGTACATTGACTACATTACATAACATTTCACAAATAAACAATCAGTTTACAAATGCTTGGGCTATAAAATTTGATCCAAATACAACTCAAACATCTGCAAATATTAGTAACTATAAAGTTTCAAAATTCCATGATTTGGATGATCGTTTAGAATTAAGATTAGTGCGAATGGTTCGTTGTGATCAAAGATATTATGATCAAAATTCACCAGAAACTTTAAAAAATTCATTCTGGCAAGTTCCAAGATTAACAATATCATCAGTAGTGTGTGGAGCAATTCCTACTAGTTCTTTGGGGGGAAGTAGTTATTTAGCAAGAACACGATACAACTCTACAACCTGGACTTTTGATCCTCAAACAGCAACAATATTTAAGAATACACCATGATATACGGTTCATCAAGATTCACTCAATTAATATCCGGAAATGTTCCTGGTGCAAATCCAGGTCCAACTGGTGCTACTGGTCCAACTGGTGCTACTGGTCCAACAGGTCCAATTGGAATTACTGGAAATATAGGACCAACTGGATTTGGAATTACAGGAATATCGTATTCTACAGGCAATTCGTATATAACATTTATTGGAAATGGAAAAACTTTTCAATTTTCAAATTTACGAGGTGATGCTGGATCTGCAAATGGTACGGAATATTATAGTTTAATTGATTTAGGTAATAACTCGCCAGAACAAGTTTCAATATCTTCGGATTTTGTTTATTCTAATACTAGAGATTATTATGCTGGTGAAACTGCTTCATTTAAAACACTAACAATTGAAGGATCTACACCAACACCAATAACTACAGGATCATTTGTTGGAATTAGTTCAAATTCAATAGCAGTATTTTTGTATGGTGCTACAGTTGCTGATGTAAATGTTCCACTCGGAAATACTGGAGAAATTCTTTATGTAAACAGTAACGCTGGATTTGGTGCTGGTTCACTAAAAGCAGCTGCTGCTCCAAATACTAAATGGGTTCCATCAGAGAGACAGTTAATTATTGATCAACTAATGACAAGAGAAGCAATATTTTCTAATAAGAATTGGAAAATATCTGATTGGATTTTCAATCCATACAATTCTTCATTGTCTTATTATGCAGGAATTACTGGTGGTACGTTTGGTACTTCAACTATAGAAAATACAATAACACCTCCATTTGCTTATAGTATAAATTCAAACAAATATACTATTCCAATTACAACTCAAGGAATTGCTCTAGCACAATCAATAATATTAGGTTTTACGAGTGGAGCGACAATGGAAAGAATATCTTTCCATCCTTCAACTGGAATTTGTCAGGCGAACATATATGCTCCACAAAATCTAACGAGAGAAACTATAGGTTCATGCTGTTACTGTAAAAATAACTTCGAAGAAACTATTTGTATAGATTATGTTTCTTCAGAATATTGTTCTTCTATATCTGGAAGATTTAGTACAAGTTCTTGTGATAATAGAATAAGTGGTTCTGATTGTTATTCAGAGGGTGCTTGCTGCGTATATGATCCAGAAACAGAAACATCAAAATGTGTCAATACCACACAAGAAAGATGCACACAATTCGGTGGATTGTTCTATGGTGGAAAATCATGTACAAATGTTTGGGTAAATGGAGAATTGTTTGAATGTCCAACAAACTTTTGTTCACCAAAACAAATAGGAAAATGCTGCATACAAGGTAGATGCTTTAATCTTTCTGAAACAGATTGTAATTCAATATACGATTCACACTTCGTACCCGGATCTACATGTGAAGCAGAGGAAGGCGATAGTGTTTGCTGTTGTGTTCATTTTGATATTAGGGGAGCATGTTGCACTGGACGAAATTGCACACCAGATTTTACACCTCAACAATGTCAAGCTGCTGGTGGAGTTTTCCAAGGTTCAGGTACAGACTGTTCATTAACAAGTTGTTGTGGATATACATATCAAGATAATTATTTTGTAGGAAATACTGGTTGCAAAGCACTTGGAGAAAATCAATCATTCTCTTGTCTAAAACCTGGAGATAAAATTGGTGGAGGATATTTTGTTGGATTTGTAGGAATGCCAAATCCGTGCGATCCTTATGTCAATCCTGCTCTTGCTCATGGAGAACCACTTGAGTGTTTAATATATCCAAGAGGAAATGTTTCATCTGGTTGGAAATACAAAACATGTAAAGGAACTTCAGGTACTGATAATACAGGAAGTATTGATTATTTTGCTAGAACATATCCAAACATATTACCAAAAGATTCATTAGACTCTCGTTGTCTTATTAAAGCAGGAGTTCCATTTGTACAGCAAGCATATGCTATAGATGGAATTACTTGGCCATCTGAGTTTATGTTTGAAGGCGGTTTTGGATATACTCCTCAAAGGGGAACATTCTCTTACTCTTTGGTTGGATCGGGTCTTGCTGTGGAATTTTTTGAGGGGGATGCAGAATCTGTAGATAACTTATACAAATACTTGGCAACAAAAGTATATGGATCCAAAGACATTCACGTTTTATGGGCATTGATTATTGCACCTGAAGATGTCGAAGTTGGTTCCGGTGAAGGTGCAAGTATTGAAGGATCCAGATTGTTGAGTTGGGGTATGAAGCAAGGAACTCATTTTGCAGATGATAATGGAGTTCCATTATCTGTAGTAAATGAAGAAATTCCGACATATCCAGTTGATGGATTGTTAACAACTAGACTACACGATGAGTCGTCCACAAGAAATCCGAGTTTCTGGTTCCGTGGCGAAACAGAAGATCCAAATGCTTATAAGAGATTCTGTTTTGGAAATGGACCGTCATGGCAAGAATATGTTTCTGAAGAAGAAATAACTACAAATAAAGAAGCATTTAAGGAAGCATATGCTGATTTGTGGGCAGCAAAAAATCCATTAAATTCAGCAATACGACAAATTTCAGACATAAATGCTACAAATTCATATGGTCATAATGATTGGTATATACCAAGTATGGTTGAATTAAATTATATTTACAAAAATTTACCAGATCTAAATGCTTCTTTAGCAATTAATGATGATCAAATTCTTGCTGGTGAAGAATATTGGAGTTCAACTAGTGTTTCTAGATTAATTTCATGGGATTCTGAAAATCCTCTTGATAAAGATTCATATAATATTGAAAGTATAGATCCTAATTTAGAACCACATCTTTCAACAAATCGTTTGACTAGTAATAATAATTTTGGGTTAAATGAAGATGATGCTTATAAATTTACAATGGCAGTCTCTAACGGTCAAAAAATGTTAACTCAAGTATTTAATGTTAATGA